AATGTGCCGCCTGATGGCCGTCACATCATCATCCACGCCAACGGTTTGTCCAACTTGTTGTCCGAAACCAGCGTGACCAGCTCCGACTTCAACAGCGTTAAAGCGCTGGTGCAAGGCGAGATCAACACCTACTTGGGATTCACTTTCCATGTGCTGGGTGACCGTTCCGAAGGTGGCTTGCCAATCGACGGCTCTCTTGACCGCACATGCTATGCATTCCACAAGGATGCAGTTGGCTACGGTGAAGGTATCGCCATGCGCACCGAGATCAACTACATCGCCGAGAAGACTTCTTGGTTGGTGAATGAGGTCTTCAGTGCTGGCGCTGTTGCCATTGACGATGAAGGTATCGTCAAGATCACCTGCCGTGAAACTTAATCTAGGAGAACAACATGGCATTTTCAAGCACTGGCTTTAACACTGTTGGCGGTCAATCAAAGGCTGGCAATGCACCCTCGATTTATACCTACGCAAGCGCTGATGCACAAACTGTGATTCGCGTTTCTGGTTATTTCAATTCGGTTGCATCCATCCTCAAGGTTGGCGACATCATTTTCTGCTACTCGGCAACTGGTGGCACACCTGTAATGTCTACCGCTTATGTGGTCAGCAACGCCTCTGGCGTGGTTGACATCACTGACGGCGTGACAGTTACCGCAACCGATACAGATTAATTCTGAGTCGGAACAGTTGGGCCAGCCACTGAGTATTCGGGGGCTGGCCTTTCTCACATTGAGAGGTTCAAATGGCTGCTGGTGACACTGGTGTATCAATCTGCTCTGATGCCTTGCTTCTGATTGGAGCGAAGGCAATTTCGTCTTTTAACGATGGCACTGACGAGTCAAGCGTGTGCGACCGACTCTACCCAGACATTCGTGATTCCACCCTGTCCATGTACCCATGGAGCTTTTCGATGAAGAAGGTGCAGCTTGCACAACTCATCACCACCCCAACAACTGTTTGGCGCTACGAGTACCAGCTACCCGGCGACAAGCTATCCAACCCGCGAGCTGTGTACAACAGCGCCAACCCCGGCAGCCCGGTCCAAAAAGACTGGGAGATCCAAGGCGACAAGCTGCTCACCAACCTGACCAGCGTCTTCATTGACTACCAGTTCAGCGTGCCTGAGTACGCGATGCCCCAATACTTTGTGCAGCTCATGAAGTACATGGTCGCTTGGCACATTGCCGAGACTATTACCGAGCAACAGGACAAGTCTGCCAAGTGGCAGCGCGTGGCCACTGGCGATGTCTCTGAGAATGGCCGTGGCGGGTACTTCCGCACTGCCGCCCAGATCGATGGCCAGAACAACCCTGTGCGCATTATTGAAGACTACAGCCTGATCGCAGTGAGGAACTGATGCCACGCTTTGTAGAGTTCACCACCAACTTTGCGACAGGCGAGCTTGACCCTTTGCTTCGTGCGCGGGTTGACCTGACCGCCTACAACAATGCGCTGGCCAAGGCCACCAACGTGCTGATCCAGCCGCAGGGTGGCCTTCGCCGTAGACCCGGCACAAAGCATGTATTCGAGCTGCCAAACGCCTCTGCTGGAGCTTCTAGCGCTGGCGCTGGCGTGCGGTTGGTGTCGTTCCAGTTCTCGGTGGCCGACAGCTACATGCTGTGCTTCACGCACAACCGCATGACTGTGATCAAAAACGGCGCTGTGGTGGCCAACATCAATGGCACTGGCAACAACTACCTGACCACATCAATCACCAGCGACATTGTTGATGACATGTGCTGGACCCAGTCTGCCGACACGTTGATCGTTGTCCACCCTGACTTGCAGCCGGTGCGCATTACGCGAACCAGCGACACAGCGTGGACGGCCACATCAATCACGTTTGACAGCATCCCAAAATATGCATTCACTTTGGCGGCAACCAACCCAGCGGCAACCCTGACACCAAGCGCCGTGTCTGGCAACGTCACATTGACCGCGTCTGCTGGCGTGTTTTCGGCAGGCAATGTCAACCAGTACGTCAACGTCAACACCCAAGGCCGGGCTCGCATTGTTGAGTACGTCAGCGCTACTGTGGTCAAGGCCATCACTGAGTACCCATTCTTTGACACCTCTGTGGTGGCATCTGCTGGTTGGGAGCTTGAGACCGGCTACGTTGATGTGTGGTCTGCCGGTAAAGGCTGGCCACGCACCGTGACCTTCCATGAGGGCCGTTTGTACTTTGGCGGCAGCAAATCACGCCCATCGACCATCTGGGGTTCCAAGATCGGATTGTTCTTTGACTTCGTTCCAACTGAGTCGCTGGATGACGATGCTGTCGAGGCGACACTGGACACCAACGATCTGAACGTGATCACTGACATTATCAGTTCGCGTGACTTCCAAGTGTTCACCACTGGCGGCGAGTTCTTTATTCCGCAGGCTGGCACTGACCCTGTGACCCCGCTGACATTTACCTTCAAGAACGTGTCACGCAATGGCATCAAGCCCGGCACGCGGGTGCAGTCGGTGGAGTCTGGCTCGATCTACATCCAGCGCCAAGGCAAGTCTTTGAACGAGTTTGTCTTCAATGACACCCAGCTCACCTACATCACCCAGCGTATCTCGCTGCTGTCTGGTCACTTGCTCAAGGGGCCGCAGCGTGTTGCCCTGCGCAAGGCATCCAGCACTGAAGAGGCTGATTTGCTGTTGATGACAAACACCGACGATGGCAGCATGGCTGTGTTCAGCATCATGCGCAGCCAGCAGGTCACCAGCCCATCTGAGTTCACAACCGATGGCAGCTTCCTTGATGTCGGTGTTGATGTCAATGAGATCTATGCCGTGACCAAGCGAACATTCAACAGCGTTGATAGATACTTCATTGAGTTGTTTGGCTTTAACTATTTCACCGACTGCGCATTTGTCGGCGGTGCAGCAGCCAGCGCAAGCGGCCTGCCCCATATTGCCAAATCGCTGAACGTGATTTGCGATGGCTCACCACAAGGTAACGAGACCGTGAGCGGTGGCGGCGCTGTGACCTTTGACAGAGCAAGCACAACCAGCTACGAGGTTGGCCTGCCAATCTCTGTCTATGTGAAGACCATGCCTGCCGAGGTAAAGCTGCAAACCGGCAGCCGGGTGTCGTTCAAGAAGCGGATTGTGGAGATCAGCGCTGTGGTCAATAAGACTCAGAACCTGATCATCAATGACCAGCCGGTGGCCTTCAGATTGTTTGACAACCCCATGCTGGATGACCCGATCCCAGAATTCACAGGCATCAAGCGCATAAATGGAGTGCTTGGTTACAGCCGCGAGCAATCCATTGTGGTGTCTCAAGATCTGCCGGTCAAGATGAACCTGCTTGGCTTGGACTACCGCGTGGCTGTTTTCTCAGGAACATGACATGGCAACATCAGTAACCCCCGGCGATGTGACTGGAGTAGCAGGCCTGATTGGCGCATACGGTGAAGCCGAGGCGCAAAGAGCTGCTGCGATCAACCAGCAAACAAGCTACCTGCTGCAAGCGCGTGACACGCTGGCTGTGGCCGAAGTGCGTGCGGATATGTCCGAGCAGTATGCAACGATTCAAGCTGGGCGCACCATTAAGAAGGCCGAGATCGAGGCGCAGAACTACACCATTGCTGGCAACACCCTGCTGAAGAACATGCGAGCAACAAATGCTGCTGTGCGTGCAAGAGCTGCGGCAAGCGGCGTGGTGCTGGGTGAAGGATCTGTCCAAGCTGTGCAGCGTGAGAACGTGGCCGCAACCATGCGCGATGTTGGCATCTCTGATCTCAATGCGCTGACTGCAAGGGTGCTTGGCTTTGAAGATGCCAGCGCCATGCTGCAATCCAATGAGTATCAGAACTACTTGAACTTGTTTACAGCACAACGGCAAGCCGGTCAGTTTGAACAAGCTGGCGCAGCAGCCCGAAAAAGAGGCGGCATTCTTTCCACTGCAACGCTGCTCAAGGGTGGCGTTGAATATTTGAAAGTCAAATAAGCATGGCCACCAGAATCGAATCAGGACAAATGCAATTGCGATCTGTTGGCGGTGTGCCGATGGCCCAAGTTCAGCAGCAACAGGTTGACTATGTAGGGCCTCGCGAACAAGCGCAGACGGCAAATGTGTTGGCTCAAGTTCTTGACCGCATGAGCGCCAGCGCATTCCAGACTGCCGGTGTCATGCGCCAGCAAGAAGGCTTGCAGTTTGCTGCACAAAACCCGCTGACATCCGAGCAGATCGAGTCTGCCAAAGGTGGC